CTACCATCTATACCACTTGTTCCTGAACTACCATTTGTACCTGAAGTTCCTGATGAACCATCTGTTCCGCTAGTTCCTGATGAACCATCCGTACCTGAAGTCCCTGAGCTACCGCTAGTTCCTGATGAACCATCCGTACCTGAAGTTCCTGAGCTACCACTTGAACCATCGGTTCCACTAGTCCCTGAACTACCGTCAATACCGCTAGTTCCTGAAGTCCCGTCAGTACCACTTGTTCCTGATGAACCATCAATACCACTAACACCTGAGGTACCACTAGTTCCTGAAGTACCTGATGTTCCCGTTGTACCAGTAAAAGTAACTATAACATTTCCCCCACCATTATTAACAACAGATGCACCCGAAAATGTCATCCCAGTAACGTTTGTTGCGGTCACACCTGATGTTGCATCATAAACTGTTAGAGGACTTCCTCCACCACCTGATGTAAATCCTGTAATATAAATTGGAGACTCGGCATTACTATCTAATCTAAGAGTCCCTGTATTACTATCGTAAGTACCTCCTGTAATTATACCTGTAAATCCTGTAATTGTTACAGTTCCTCCAGTGCTATTATATAAATCTAATTCTTGTGTTCCCGGAAAATAAGTACCTCCAGTGATTTGAACATCACTACCATAAAATATTCTCCAACGAGCATCTTCTCTCGTTGTACCGCTAACACCTTCAATTGTCGAACCTGTCCAAGCATTAATGAAATTTCTACCTGCTTGAGAACGGTTGTTTACCGTAGTTGAATAGTCTGTAATTGTAATTGCAGAACTACCCGTTAAACCTGTGATATTATTCCATAATGTCTCATAATCAGGAATAGTATATTGATATACGGTATCAGTTTCTTGAACAAATACTTGCATACCCAATCTTCTTCTTCCTGATGAAATATTATCAGAATTAAGCGTTAAGACATCAGGAGAAAATGCCGTTCCTGTACCTTTAGTAAATTGAATAGGTATTGTATTTCCAGAGTTTTGGATATTACCTGTCGCAGCATATGTAGACCAATTTAAATCAGATAATGAATATACTTCCATATATCCACCTGTAGATAATACAGAAAAATTGGTACCAAAAGTCGCAGTTCTTACAACACTTTCAGTTGCACTATTCTGAATACTTGATATGGGGTTTTTGTAAGGAAATGACATTAATTTTTATAATTAGTATTTTTTATTTTATGTTTTAGTATCACCTTTAATGTATAATGTTGAAGATGCTGGCGGACCTGTCGGTTGTTCCAACGCACCTGTTACCCATAATACTCTATATGTTCCCGCAGGTATTGCAGCCCCTGAAGTAACTGTAACATTTTGAGACGCCAATCCCGCATCAGGGACCGCATTATCGAACACTGTTGTTGAACAAGCCGCTCCGTAACCCGCATCCACGGTCATATTTGTAAGTGTTCCTCCAACACCCGCTAATGGTATCCATATCGAATAGAAATATTGTATTGATGGATTAACTTGTGAAGTAGTAACAGGTATTGTTCCGAACGTGTACTGACTTTGAGTACATCCGTAAGCATCGGTTCCAGAACCTGATGCTTGTCTTATTGGTCCTGCAAAATTAGTTACAGGTGTTAAGAACTCATCAACAGGTGTAGTCCATCCTGAGAAATGTACATAAGTGTCTAAGTTTGTAGAATATGTTGCACCAGCACCTGCAGGTCCACCACTATTCCAATATCCAAACCAATCAGCACCTTGGTCAAACATGTATTGACCAATATTTGCAATTGAATTAGCGTCGCTTGGCTCAGGTAATAAGTAAGCCGAGAATGGTAAATTACTTGGTGTTGGTGTTTGAGTTAATGTAGGAGTATTTGTAGGTGTCTGACTTGGAGTGACGGTTTGTGTTATAGTATTAGTTGGTGTTTGAGTTAATGTAGGAGTATTTGTAGGTGTTTGACTTGGAGTTGCAGTTTGTGTTGCAGTATTAGTTGGTGTAGTTGTTGGCGTTTGAGTTAATGTTGGTGTAGTTGTTGGTGATGCGGTTAATGTAGTAGTCGTTGTTGGCGTTTGAGTTAATGTTGGTGTAGTTGTTGGTGATGGAGTATATGTTGGTGTTGTAGTAGGTGTTGCAGTATTAGTTGAAGTGATTGTAGGTGTTGGTGTTGCACCTGTCATTGGGTCAGTTTGTGTAGGACTTGGTGTAATTGTTGGCGTAACAGTCGGTGATGGCGTAACACATTCAAGATTGATTACAACCCCATTAAGCATTTCATTTCTTGTTTGTGCCGAATAATAAATAACATTATCAACATAAACGTTAAATGGTCCTAAAGCATTTGAATTTGAAGCTAATCTAACAATATAACTTGTACAGCCAGTAATCGTCAGTTGTTGTTCGATTTCTGTACCGCACCCAGGGGCTTCGTTTGTAACTAATATAGAGTATGTGGACATTCGATGTTTTTATTTAATAAATACCACAACAATACTATTTCAATTCAACGAATTAAAAATATTGGAAACTTTACTGAAGAGTGAAAAGACAATTTGCCTCTTGAATGTCTATATTAACAACACAAGATGCCAATTCTATTGTAATTTGGAATGTACAACCAAAAGTACATTGTAATAATTTAAAAATACTACACCCATTATTATCCGTTAAGGTTAACATTATTTCAGGAGCAGTATTAAAGATAGATGGTATTACCGTATTGTATTCGATAATAGGTGGGACAGGTCCTGTATTAATCGTACCAAGTAAGGTTTGATAGTTCCCATATACATCTGAAATATATACGTCAATAGGATACGTTCCTCCTGATATTTCGGTTATTCTTACTTGTGTCATGTCAAACAAATTGTATCATAAACAATTAATAACTCAACAATGATTTCTTGACCGTCCAAACTATTACTATTTGGATTTGTCTCAATTGTTATTTGATTGTTACCAGCATCTACAGTAACATTTCCAATACCAGGTATTGTTTGTAACAAACTAACAACCGTGTCGTAGTATTCATTATCAGTTGGAGCAACAACTAATGAAGTCGTTGTAAAGAAAGTATCGCTCGCGGTTAAACCTAACGGATTAACAGAAACATTCACAGTATAAGTGGCAGAAATTAAACTACAACTTGTATTACCCGATGTTAAATCATCAAATCCATCATTTAACATTTGTAACAAACCATATTTTGTTTGTGATTGAATGTTAAACACTTCTGACCCCATCACATATGTCTGATAAGAAGCATAACTTGCATCACAAGTAATATCAGTGAATCGTTGTAATGAACATCCATTACTATCTATAATTGTAACATTGTAAGTTCCTGCGGTAAGACCACTAACTTGAATTTGTTGTGGGTTGTTTGGCACATTAGGTGACCAAACATACGTAAATGGAGGTTCTCCTGAAGAAATGAATGCAGTTATTGAACCATTTGAACCATTACCACAAGATGTGTTATATAAACTGTAATTTAAAGAAGGACTTTCATTCACATAAACTTGTAGTGTTTGAGTACAACCCGTATTATCAGTCACTGTAATAGTATGTTGACCTGAAGACACGTTATTAAATGTCACGGCTGATTGTGAAGTATCCAACACATTAACCAAACCATCCAACGAATAATCATATGGAGGTTCACCACCAGTTGTTTTGGTTACAGTTATGTATCCGTTATCTTGATTACAAGTCGTTCCTGTTGTTTGCGTTGAAATCGTAAATGTATTTGTTGCAATTAGAGTTACCTCATCCATGTAAAAACAACCTGAAGCGTCCGCAACTGAGACCGTATATGTTCCCGAATATAAATTAGAAAATAATTGGTTTGCTTGTGAATTGGCAACATTTAAAACATTACCATTAGGATAGATTAATGTGTAGGTGTAAGGTGTTGTCCCACCATTAACCGCAACACTAATAGTACCACCACTACTTGAACATGTGGAACCTTGAGTGTTTATACTTACAGAAGTTATTCCATTTGGCGAAGTTAATACGGTTCCTTGAGTAAACGTACATAAACCTGCGTCAGTAACACTTATACTGTAATTACCTGGTGATAACCCTGACAATGTCCAACTTGTTGCATATTGAACAACAACGTCTCCTGTCGATGCAGAATAATAATAAGGTGCCGTTCCACCTGTAATTTGAATTGTTAATACCCCGTCGGCAGAAAAACAAGTAGGTTGTGTTGCAGTAAATGTTCCAAAACCAAGAGGAGTAATATCATTAATAGTCGCTGTCTCAGTTTTAACACACCCATAACCATCGGTAACATCAACAGAATAAATCCCCGCAGTTAAACCTGTTACCGTTGACCCCGTCGCACTTGTACTCCAAGAATAACTAAAAGGTGGATGACCCGTCAATCCCGTAATCATGATTTTACCCATAGGACTTCCACCACAAGAAGAGTTTGGTACGGCATATAATCCATAGTTTAATGATGGAGAATCTTCAACAATAAAGTTAGAAGTTTGTGCAGTACATCCACCCAAATCTTCAACCGTCATATAATATGTTCCCGCAGTTAAACTACCAAATACAACAGTTTGTTGGTTGGTAACCGCAGATTGTGAAAATACACCATCTCCATGGTATAAATAAAAATTGGTTGATGAATAATCCGATGTTGAGGTTCCTGTAACAGAACCATTATTAAATCCACAAGTTGTATCTACAACAGATACTATACTAGCACATACCCCACTTGATACGGGGATGTTAATATAGAATTCTGCGTTTGTTGGTATAGTACTATCATTAACCCTAACCGCATATGTTGTTGCACTTAACCCTGTCTTAACCGCTGGTGATGTGGTTACAATGTCAGGTGATAAAACAGGACTTAACCAATCAACAGTATATGGAGGAGTACCACCAGTTAATGATAAACTGATTGACCCCGAATTAGTGTTTGAACAGTCTCCCGTTACCGATATGTTATAGTTAAAAACTGACATTATATACTACAATCTATATTAATATTTATTCCAACATTTAAAACCACAGTTTCTTGTAAATTTTGAGTTATACAATTTAAATTGGTAATTGTTAATTCATTACCGTTTAAGAAGTAAGTATATCCGTAGTTGTATAATATTGGTAAATTATCTATCAAAGCATTTCTCCATTCAGTATTTGTTGGAACATCGTTGTATCCATATCCTGTATAGAATGTTTCTTGTATTAATATATCACCAGCAATTCGTAAGTCAACAAACCACTCAGTTTGAACTGAATTTTGGTCACATTGAGTTAATGTTAATCCACTTGATGATAACATGTTGTTGATTCTATTTGCCAAAATACTTTCAAAGTTTGAAACCGTAATGTCACCATTTAACCATGGATAGATATTGAAATCAACGTATTCAGTACTACATGTATAATCAAAAATATTTGAAATGATAAAACATGGGTCAACAGGAACTGGTACAAATTGACATCCTCTTTGTCTTCTATAGACAAACTTTTGTTTGTGTAATACAGAGTTTTCTAATCGAACCCCACCATTCCAAATGGTTGTTGCAGGAACCATCTGTTCCACTAACTTAGTCCAATAAGGACCAATACCGTTCACATAATCAATTAACTTTTGATAAGTGTACTTGTTGTTAGGTAATCCGACAGTTTGTTCTGATTCAATGTATTTCCACCAAATAGATTGTAATGTAGGATAACCACCCGTCTTACCATCAGAGATGTATTGTCTGTTTCGAGTGTTAATCATATTCTGCCAAAAAGTTTGGGAGAATTCAAAAAATGTTTTCTTCTTAGGTTTTGGGTCAACATAAGTCCAATCCACCCCACCTGGTACAGGATAACCAACCGTTAAACCTGATTCAGGGATTGGGTAATCGTAGTTTCTTGATTGTTCCCATACATCATAAACAAGACCTTGACCAGGGTTCAAGAATATATCAACGTTTTTAACGTTCAATACCAATTTTTCATTATCGACAAAGTAGTACGCATTGTAATCACCCTGAGTTGAAACCCTAACTTTGTCGTCATCCGCCAACCATGACTTGTTATTATCAATAACTTTTTGAAGTTTAAATCCTTCAGTCATATAAGGAAAATCTCTAAATCTATTTAAATAAGTCTGACCGTATGTGAATGGTTGTAATTGTGTTTGGATATTAAAGTTTTGTCCTGTATAAACATTTCCCGTTATAGTTACCTCATCAGGACTTCTATGTTGTGGGGTTTGTTCGTACCAACCTGCGCCAATTTGGAAGAAGTAATTTTCAGTATTAACTGGTGCATTTGGATAACCCTCAAAATCTATTGGGTAATCCTCTAATGTAATATTAACATCTTGGTATGTGGCATTTGTTGTAAAGGCGGTGAATATTTGACCATGAATACTATATGTTTGACCCACAGCATAACTTGGTGTTTCTTGAACATATGTTCCACCTGAAATTTGAGCCCATTGAGTATAGAATTGGTCTAAATTAATTTTTTGGTCAGCTAAATAAATGTGTTCGTTGTATTCAATTAAAGAATCAGGTGCACCAATTAATCTTAATAAAAATTCAACCGACCTTCTTGTACCTTTAGATTTGAAAAGATAAGAAGCATTAAGAATTAAGTTTCTATAATAAGCATAATTTAATTCTGTAGGGGTTAACGCTCTTGCATAACCAGGGTATGTCGGTGTTGACGTATTACCAAATACAGATGATAAGAAGTCTTCATTTGTAATTGGTGAGAAATTAGATGACCAACCCAAAGTTTGAGATAAATTAACCAATAACTGTGAAGGTATATCATTTGACGGATTATAGTTTACAGAATTCATGTAAGCCAACCCTTCAATAAATTGTTTTATTTGGTCAAAACTTCTACCATAAATTTGGAATATCTTTTCAACCTTTCTACCTAAAGTATCAAATTCTTTTAATGAGTCTGAAACTAAAAATCTTGAAATAAGATTTGTTTTAAATGAATCTAAATTGACCGCAATTGCTTGAATTTGTTCCAAATAAGAATCAAACAAGAAGGAACTAATGTCTAAATTCCATGGACCGTCTTTTGGCCATGTGACTTGTTGATAGTCGGTATATGTTTGACCATACTCATTTTGTGCTGGTACTTGGAATACCGCAGTGTATTCAGGTCTAACTAATCTATTAACCAAGAATTTCTCAACCTCATCAAAGTCCTCTTGAAATACTTTATCAACTATATAGTCATTAGGTCTAATTTGATATTCTTCGTTAATTGTTGCGGCGGTTGTACCAAATGGTGCTCCTGAAACATAAAATGTAAGCTCACCTGAAGATAATGTTTCGGATGGTACAAATGCTAATACTTTGTAAATATTATCATTAATACTAATACAATAATCCAAATAAGTTTCACTTAAATTTCGATACTTTGATGTAACTAATTCTCGTATTGATAAATTAGTTGTTGCACTAACAGAATAATCAATATCAAATGGATTCTTAATCCTATCAAGACTAACTTTAAAATATGTCTCATCGTTTTGGATATCATATGTAATGTCATATGCAGTATTACCCGTCAAATATTGACTATTACTAAACTGAATATCTAAAGACGCAGGAAAATAATTAATAATTTTTGTAATTGACACCCTAAATCTTTCGGATAGGGAACCATACATTGAAAAGTTTAAAACTTGGGTGATATCAAAGTTAGGGTAAACTCTAAATTGAGTTGCGAGTATTCTTCGACTTTGTTCAAGACTGTCGATGTTCATAGCATCTAACGTCATAGGTTCAGAGAACGCCCCGACATTAAATGTTCTATTAACTTTTTCTGTTACACCAGTTGTAAATTCGAAATTACCCTGCGTAAGTCCTCCACCCTCAACAGTTTGTAATCCTACAATGTTGTCAGAGAAGGTACCCGCACCATTACCAGGTCTTGGTGGGTAAAAGAATTTAGTATTTTTGGTATTTACCGCCATTAAGATGTTATATTTGTGAAGTTTTTACTGAAATCAATGTTATTACCTCTACTTTGTCTAACCTCATAAAGTAACGCGTTAAATTGGTCTCTAATTTCATATAAGTTGTATTGTCTGTATATGTTATTTTGAGAGTCATAGATAGTATAGATACCATCATCAATTGATTTGGTTTGATTACCATAAAGAGCAATTGCAAGAGAGGATACGTCATACTCAACCATTTCAATTTCCAAAGTAATTGGATTGAAATAGGTATTTGAGATTATAATGTTTTGGTTTGGTTGTCCAATAAACGGTGTCGCGTTTGGATTGTTTGTTGGCGATGAAGATGGTGATAATGTTAAGAATATTAAATTTGAATTACCCTCAACATATCTATATCTAATACTTTTTTGTGTTGTATTTGTTTCGTTTGTTACAACAGGTTCACAAAAGAACGATGAGGTAACAACTCTAAAGAAATTTGGTATCTTTGAACCGTCAGGGTTCAGATATTCTATTCTAAAACCAACCAACCCTTGTGGTACAAATTTGTTTTGGTATTGTGTTGGTACATTGGTGATATCAATAATGATACCTTTCACGTTTGGCAAAGCATTTAACACACCGCAATCAGTGATTCTTGTTCTAATTTGAGCGGGTCTTAAATATAGTGTGTAAATTCCAAGAGCATTAAACTGTTCTGCAGGTAATGTTAAATTGTATAGTCCACCCAATACCTCAACACCAGCATTTCCACCTGTTTGAGTATTGTTGAAGTAAGGCTTAAGAATTGTTTGTGCATCAAGTTGTGTTAAGGTAAAGTTATCCGTAACGTCCCTTGATGGTGTGTAATTCATAATAATTTGAACGTCTTCTGGTGAGACATCACTTGGTCGTATTGTGCCGTATGAACCTATTGCCATATCTTTTTATCTTATAAATAGTTTAGTTCTTTTTTTCAACGTTAAAAAATCCATATCCGTAGTTAATCATATCTCCTAAATTGTCAACTTCACCCATTCTTTGGATTCTTTCGTACGCAGAATTCTTTCCTCGTTCAACAAAAACATTGGTTTGTATCTGTGGTTGGTCAATTACTTTAAGTAAAACTTCTTCTTTTGTTATTGGTCTTGCAGTTAAATTACTATCAGTAAATCCTGAAGATTGTTCAAAGAATATTGTAGTACCGTCAATGTAATCATAGTAATCAACTGAATTAACTGTATAGGCAGTAAATGTTGTTGCAGTATTTGTTATTGCCCCCCATATCTGACCATTCTTAATTACAGGAACACCAACTTGGAATTTATTAGGTCCATACATCGATAACTCATTAAGTTTTGATTTTGTTAATCCTGAAACCGTAAATGGAACCGTTGTAAAATTATTTGAAGTTTGTGCCGATACAACATTGACAGCATCCCCTGAGAATATATAATCGTAACTGATTGGTGTTTCAAACCAATTACCTCCCGCAGGTATGAAGAATGCTTCACCATTTGGGTTATTAGGTATAACATCAACATAAGGTGTTGTCACAGTTTTTGAAACTTTTGTGACACCCCATGGATTTGTTTGAGTTAAAGTAATCGTGTATTGAGCATTTGCAACAGGATAAGTATGTACAATTGAATTTGGTGTGTATGAACTTATTATCTGTTCAGGACTCCCATCTCCCCAATTAATTTTATATACTGATAACTCAAGGAACTTTTGAAACTCACTTGACGTATTATAGACATTATAAACATATGGGTCAGCAGTTGTTGATGAAAATATAAAATTAGCCACCACGTCTTTTTGTAACACAGCACCATCAAATGGACTATAATATCCAAAGTCAACCGCGGTCTGTCTGATTAAAATTGGAACTGTCAATCCCGTTAATAATGAACTACCGTTTGGTCCCGCAGTTAATATTTGAGTCATCCCCGAATATATACCAGTTGTTTCACCAGTATAACTCGAATTAACATTTTGACCTTGCATGTTAACCGTAAAGATATCACCTTTAATAGTTTCGGGTGAAATTATAATATTATAAAAATCTTCCATTATGGGTTAACATATTCATACCATTTTATGGGTTCCAAGGTTCCCGCTCTTTCACCATCATTCAAATAAATTGTTTGATTTGGGTTCATGTTAAATACCTGATATTCTTGTTTGTCGTAATCAAGATGTACTCTATAATAGAAATATTGAGAGTTGTCGAATACGTATTTATTACCCGATAAAGATGATTGTGGCATGTTCATCATTTTAACAAAGACCCCTTGTTTTGCATCGTAAAATTTTGCGGTCATGTAAAATGTATCAATATCCAAGAATGTTCTTTTCTTCAACCAATAAAGGAAAAACCCTTCTTTATCTCCAACATAATCAAGAACAAATGATGGTTTATTAATTGTAACTGGAGTTGTTTGCATAATCGCATTCATCTTCAACCCCTGTTGTGTTGGGATTATTATTGTCACATAATTTTTCTGTCTTTTCTCATCAAAGTTATCATACAAATCAAGTTTGAAAAATGAGTTTGAATAATTGTTTGAGTAGTAGTATATTTCTTGTGTAGTAAATCCTTCCGCCCTATAATCTGTAATCCAATTTGATGGACTATCCAAAGACGTACCCGAATAAAAATTGAACTCATATTTTATATCTGTTGGGTCATTTGTTGCGCCAGTTAATGGTGTATGTGCAAAACGACTAACTTCAAAATCTCGACCAACACCAATTACCTCCGTAATAACTTCAGATTCATAAGATTCAATACTTTGGTCTTGACCCATATAATCCCAAGTAAATTGTACAGGAATTGTGAGTTGTCTATCAACAAACCCATCTTTACGAATTGTTAATTTATTCACACTCATCTATCAATGGTTTAATTGGGATTTCAACACCAAGTGTGTTGTAATTTATACCTTCAGGTATTAACCTGAAAGTTAATTCCTTAAATGGATATTGGGCACTATTCAAGAATGGGTAATCAACTCCTCGTTCTAAATTATCTTTAAATCCATAACTATATAAATCTCTCCACCTGAATTGTTCGTCAGATTTTGAGTAATATGAATAGAAAGGTACGTTATCTACTTGTCCAACATTTGCAGTTTCAACATAATCAGAGAACACTCTAATAGTCATTGATGTATGTGGTTTATAGTAGAATCCAGGACTATTCGTATCATATAAACTTGTAGTTTGAAATACGTTCTGATTATAGTTGATTTTTTGATAGTATGGTGAAACAACTCTTTCTATTTGTTCATAATCATTCCATTCACAAAAATCACCGTCAATTATATCCCCCACTTTCAAATCTTGATTGTAATAGAAAGTTTTTGTAACACCACTAGTTAAAGTGTAATTCGATGTCGGTATGTTGGTATCCGAATAATTATTTGGTAAATCCCACCATGTACTCACAGGTGATGTTATATTAAATTCCCATCCTTGTTTCAAACCAATACCGTTGTTTGGTTGGTTGAAATAACCCGAATATCCCTTATTAATTATTGTTAAAAACAATTCAGAAACTGGTCTTTTTTGGTTATCCAAAATACCTAATAAATTAATGTCGTCAGCAACCGTTACATTATATGAATTACTACTTGTTTTTTGTGAAATCCTTGAGACTTGATTTGGAGTTATTGAACTATATTCAAACTGTTTCTCTTCATTGAATACATTTTTTTCAAAACCATTCTTGGTTATAATAGTCCCATCAACATCCGTCAAAATTTTGTGTTGTCTTATATAGTATTTAGATTTTGTCTCAGTGACATTATCAGGGTTAATTATTCTTTTGAATGTACCCGTAACTCCATTAGCAAATGTTGTTCCAGTATAACCAAAGTTATAAAGACTAAAGATAAATTCATCACTATTAAGTTCGTTATTACCTAAAGAATATACTTGAAACAAATTTGTTTGATTGTAAAAGAACGATAGTTCAACATATTCTCCGACCGTTAAACCATGAGGCGCAACACATTGAAATGATATTACATTACTCCCGTTTTGAGTTCTATTGGTAATAGAAAACGGTATACCTTCAGATGCAATCCAATTATATGAACTATTGTTTAATTCATACGATAATTGTTTTGTATCATCATTACTATAAGCATAACTAATATAATAAGTCCAATTGTATGTGTAAGCACTTTTTGGTTTGTAATCAATATGTTGGTCAGTTATTCTGGGTCTGTAAAAATCAAACTCATAATACTGTGGAAACCCTTTCCATATACCGTTAACTGTAGATTGAATCGCATCAACATAAAATAAATTATTTTTAAATGGTACATACTCTGTAGTCCCTGTATATGTGTTCACATAAATATAATTTACTTTAAAGGTAGGTCTGAAGATTGTACTTGCTTGTCTTTCATCATCAAAAACTTGAGCAAGACTAATACTTTGACTTCGGTCGTATTCAACAATTTGTTGTGATTGTTGTTCTAAAGTCACACTAATTTCTTGGTCAACAAATGGTGCTGACTTATACTGTTGACTACTTGGTATAATGGTATATTTATTCACCTATAGAATATTTTGTTTTGAATTTATCTAATGCAGTATTACCCTTCATAATACCGAAATAAAAATGGTTTGGAGCACTAACCAAAAACTTACTTGATGGTACACCTGCCATACTAAAAGAATAATTACCTGTAGAATTAACGTTAAAAATGTACCCTCTTTGGTAAATATCATTTGTGTTATTAGCACCTACAAAATATGTTGGCGGATTAATATTCCTTCTATCTAAAGATTGGTATTCGTATCCGAAAATTCCAGATGAATTAATATTTGATGATTGATTTGTTTTCCAATTATTTAATTCTGAACCAAAAATGTTTTGAATACCTCCCTGTTCTAACCCCCATTGATAAAAAGGGACGTACTGAGATTTAATCCCATACGGATATGTAATTGCGTTACCTCCAGGTGTCGGTCTAAAATTGATAACCCCTGGTGATAAATAATCTTTATTTTGTAAATCAATAGTAGTTGATGAAAAAAAGACACCCATTGTTGGTCCATTAGATGAATTTAAAATGACTACAGGGTCATCGCTATTCCCATAAACACTATAGAACTCAGGCGAAAATGGGATTACCCCATATTCGGAATTTATTGACATACTTTGAGCCAAATCTCCATCAATTCTTCTTTCAGGTCTAGAAAATAAAATATTTAACCCATTATCCCCCAAACCAATTAAATTAAATAAAAAGTTAGAATCACTAATTCTTGATATTACAAACAAATTAACCAAATCTGAAGTGTCAGAATAACTAGTCGGATTTAATGTATCCATTATATATCCCTTAGCTGATGGGTCATAAATCAACTCTCCATAGAAATTATCTTTCATCCCCAAATTCACAATAGTTGTTGGGAACAATAAATTTCTTTCATTTGTTGGATTACTTAATCCACTAACGGGTCTCCCAATAAATCTAGAAACCGTACTACCCGACAAATATGGTGAACTTCTATAATAAAAATTGTTGGTTTTGTCGTCAAAATAAACTAACTCTTTTGCAAATACAGGAGGTAGTGGTTGATTATTATTATCATAATAAGTGTCAACCTGAATTGGGAACGCAAATAAAGAACCATTGACCCAATTATTTGTAAATGTTTGCGATAAAACCCCTCTACATAATCCATAGAAAAATCTAAACCTATACCCCCATTCACTAAAATTTACAACGTCCGTTGGTAAATCAATCAAAGGGTTTTTAACAAAAACGTAACACCCATTTTCAACCGCGTCAGTACTATTACAATTCGGTTTAACACCAAAGTTAACTCCATTACCCTGATAACAATTTAACCCAACCATTTTTTCACAACTACCTAAAGTAGAAATTACATTTTCAGCCGCCAATTGTCCCTGAATATCAGGATTCACTTGGGACGCACCTGTTGAAAATCCTGGGTTGACATATAATAGATTTCCCGCTGTTTCAATAGTATAAACCGCAAATTCCAAATTTTGTTGTAATAAACTATTACTACCTTTTAAATTTGTTGGGTTATCTACTTTATCCGATGATGGAAGTCTTTCACTTCTTAATATATTTCTTGACGGATTTGTGACCGATAACGCGGTTGTACCTGTAAGTGTAGGATATAAAATCGGACTGAAATTTAAAACCCCTTGTTGTTCAATAGCTTGAGTATAACCATTACAATTATTTAAAAAGTTTAGACTAGTACAAACTTGTACTGTATTTGTTGGGAACACTACTGATATCGCACCTCCTGATAAATCTTCAGCACTATCATATTTCAAATCAGAAACAGTACTACTATAAAGTAAATTCCCTGAAGTTTTACAAACCGCACCTTTAGACGTACCAAAGGTTGGGGATTTATCAACATAATTAACAGAATTAAAGGTCGTGTTTTGTACAATATTCGTGACGGTTCTATTTGTAGAAATTCCATCTAACGCACCATAATATCCAACATTACTTGTTGTAAAGGCTGAATATTGTAAACCAGGTGTTGTAGAGCCAGAAACACCAGGGGTGAAGAAACTTGATTGGAAAAATATATTATCTTGAGAATTATGCTGCGGTACTGTGGTTGGTGAACCATTTGGTACTTTTTGGATTGGTACATTCACCCTTGTTTGTGCGGTAAATGTCCAGTTAGGGTCATTTTCATTAGTCCCAAATAGTGTTCCAATACCATACTTGTTTGGTAATAATGGGGAATAAGGGTCAACCCCTCTTTGTAATATCAAAATTTTCTGTTCTTGGAACCCATCAAATAAGTTTGGTTGACTTATAGATATACCAGGTATTGTTGTGTCAGGAACATATTGACAGGTACCTCCATCAACAGGACAAAGAGTTTTGAAGTTTTGTACCGTAGTGTTTTTAAGTAAAACTCCACCCAAAAATCCTGTAGTAGTTGAAGCGTTTGGAATTACATAATTTGTAACTCCATTTACAACATTTGTACTTATAGTTATTGCGGTCAATACTTGATAATACTCTATATCCGAAGGATACAAATACCTTTGATATGTATCTCCACTATTTGTAATCGTATATTCCGCAGTACCCCCAAGTGTATTTAAACTTATACCATAATCATTAGTAATTGTTTGAGTACCTAATGTTGTTGCAGTATAGGTCTCATTTAAAGTCTCACAATTAGTATATGTAATAGTACCCAAACTTGTAACATCAACAGTAATACTATTAACACATAATACCGATGGATTTGCAGGTATTGTATATGTGGTCGATAAATTATTAAGTCTATTATTTGGGTCAGCATATTCCACATTCATTACGAATTGGTCGGTCTGTAAAGTTCCGTTAATACCTTTAACCACAGTTCCTCCAGGTGTTGTTCCTGTCCACAAAAAATTCGCATCTGTCGAACCACTAGGATTAACAAACGTCAATAATGTACCAGGTGTAATGTTACTAAATTCAGGTACTGTTAAAATAGTTAAAGTATTATCATAATGATAATTTAAATTAGAATCCGCTGCAAATGTAACTTTGATTCTATTAACATTTTCATAGTATTTCCCATTAGTATTGAATGTATTAATCCTCACACCTAAAGGTATTGTTGCAGATTGAATAGAATACCCATTATAATTGGTAAATTGTCGTAGAGCACTCTTACCATTTTTAAATAATGTTGGGAATTGTGGGTATAAATTTAAAGTCGAAAATGCCTCAGCCATGTTAATCGAATAATTATTTAAATCATTCGCAACCGATGCTGGTGCATTAGTTGATATAATACTATAAATCTTATCTTGGTATCTTAATGGGTCCGATATAGGCGTTAGGAATGCCGATTTAACCTGATTACCACCTGAAGGTTGAGTTATATTCTGATTACCACATTCACAAGCCTGACAATCAGGGTAAGTTATCATAGGTAATCTTAATGGTGGGAATTGTTGTGGGTTTAATTTGAATAATGCCTGTAAGACATTTGAATCAACAATTAAGTTCCATAAAAATGCAACATAATGATAACCATATAATAAAACAATTCCAACAAATTGTAGTATTTGCATTAATATTGCAAATATGAAATATATAGTATCAAAATTTCTAAACCCCTCATTCACAGGGAATTTATTAATAGTACTTTCACAATCTTGATTATCAATTTCTTTAATACCGATAAATCTACCTCTACCTCCATTTTTGAATTCATCAATTAAACCTGCAACAGTATAGACTTTATTATAATCAAATTGATAAAACGTATCTTCGCAATTTACCGCGGCATCGACATTCGTATATCCTGTCCAATCCAATCCAAAGTAATAAGAACCCGCTAATTTTTCTTTAACCGTTTGACTTGTTGAATAATTTGGGTCTAAGTTAGTTGAATTCCAACCATATTCTCTAACATTGGGAACTAAAAAGTAAGGTCGTCTAGTTTGTTCCGACAATCCTGTAGGTTGTGTCCATTTTATTTTGAATCGATATTTCGCCCTTGTCGGTATTCCAATGGTAGGGTCGTTAGATATTACTTTTTCACCAAACTCATTAGTAATAAAATAATCTAAATTCATGGGTAATTCAGTTAACCATGTACCATCTCCATCAATCACATTACCCGATTGTTCTAATTCATATTGTTCCAAAATAGGATTACCATCACTACCTTGGTCTATAGTTTGTCTAATGGCAAGTATTTGTCCAGGTCCTGCTTGGAGTCCGCATAAATTACCCATATTATCTTTGGGTCTTGCACTTCTTCTAATTCTCATACTATCAGGTGTAGAGAACATTGACCCCATAAAAACCGATGTTGGTTGTATATTAATATTAGCCTCATCCCTTAAATCAAAATCAAGTCGATTGATTGCAATATCACAAACACCAGGGTCCCCCCACAATGGTGAAATTTCTAAGTTTTTAACTAAGTTAATAATTTGAGGTAATGAGTTAATGTCATTAGAACTTCTAAATCTATTTCCCGCAACTTGAGCTTCAGTTGCCAATCCCATTCTAATTAAATCTTGTGGTGTCAACGAGAACTCACCTATGTCTGATAAGTCAACATCCATAACCACAGTTTGGTATCCAAGTGGAACCCCCATAATCATGTAATCACCACTTTCATTTGTCTTCGCAGTGAACTTATAGTATTTGTCATATATCTCAACCGCAGTTCCGCCAGTCAACACATCTAACCTTGATGGTAACGTCCCTGTTGCCGCATGTGCAGAATAAGATTTCTCGTAAGGTAGTAAGTTATATCTATAACCATCCTCATTTTTGTCTGTTGGAGATTTGTAAGGATATATACTTGAGATGATTGGATTTGATTCGTCCACATTTGATATGGGTATGAATATAGAAACTCTTGCGTTAGGTAACCCAAATCCGTTGTTAGCCGTAACTCTACCAACAATCACACCGTAATCAGCGCAACTTCTTATGTAGACATCCTCTTGTTGTATTTTTAAAGATAAAATCTCTAACTGTTCAAACTCTTGGTCTAACTGTACATTGATAGTTTTACTAATACCTAACTCAGTTCTTATTCTATATGATTGACCCATTAATCTCTTTAGTTAATAAATAGTTTATGCGTTATTTTTAAAGTTTACGCACGTAATTAAATAATAACTTAAAGAAAAAATAAATAAACTTGTTAGGAGAAAGTAATTGATTGGAAGTTCTTAACCGAAACTCGGATGTCTTTACCAGGGTATCTAATTTGATAAACCTGAGATGGTTGTGCAAAAATTGTATCATCAACAGGACCAATTAATTTAAGTGCTGGGTCTGAATATTCCATCGATGTTTCAGCTGAAGAGTATTGACCTCCAACCTCATTGAATACGTCTAAACTTGCAACTGTCAATACCCCATTTGTATTTTGAATAATACTTCTAATTTCAGATAGATATACGTTTTGACCTAGTTCTCTTGTTTGTGGATTAAAGTATGCAGATACTTTATCAATAACACTTGAAATAACTTGTCCTGAATTTTGAGCCGAGTCCAAAACAATCGAAATGTCAACACTCAAGTCAATAACTTCAGCACTGAAGATTGATATATAATCATTCATCATACGATAATTTGATAAGTAATTAGCAATATTTTGTCTTAAAGTGTTTGATACAATATTTGTTAATTTACCTGACGTATCATAAGATAATATTTGAATTAAAATCTTATTATCGTTTTCAGTGATGGATACCTTTGCAGGTGCACCAAACTGAGCTGGCATGTTTCTAATAATAGATTCGTAATCTTGTACTGTTACAGCTCTTTTTTGTGCTGCGAAGTTAAATGATACATAATTTCTAATCTCCTCTAATGATGGAAGTCCTGCCCCACCTACCGCGGCAGTTACGTTAACACATCTTAATGAGTTAATTACCGCTGAGTTTGTAGTCTCTGAAGGACCATTAACAAAGAAAGATACCGTACCAATCTGATTGATTACGTTAGTTCCCAAGTTTGTTGCTAAACCACCACCAACTCTATATTGAATGAACAATGTTGAGTTAGGTGTTAGTGTTGAACCTAATGAGAAGTTATTTGAATATTTCTGTAACTCTAATGTTGTACCTAAAGTTGTGAACTGATTCAATTGGTCTTGAGCAGTATTGGTACCACCACCAAAAGTCATTTTCTTAAATCCTTCAGGAGTATATTCAGTAATAAATCTATTTTGTGTTTGAATATATCTACCTACTTTAATACCAGGTTGGTCTGAAACTTTGGTAGGGTCTTCAATAAACACTCTGTCCTCAGCCAATGCATCCACCTCGTACCATCTATTTTCAGCACCTAAAAATTCTGCTGTGGTTGGTATGTTTGTGTATTGAGTTCCGTTCTTTAATAATACACTTGTAATACCCAACACATTTTTTTCAGGTAAGAACAATTCAAAGAAAGGTTTAACATCATTGGCACTGATAACTCTTTTGAAAACTTTGGTAATACCATTAACAACAATTTCTCTTTTTGTAATTGTATAGTTAACCAATATCCCATTTGAATTAAAATTAGGAATTTTTAATCTATTTGGGAAACCTTGAGCGTTATATGGTGAAGCAAAATCAATATCATAAACATTTTCAAAAACTACGCCAGCCCCAACAACTTGGGAACCTCTTAGTAATGTACCAAGATATCTTTCATCTTCTTTATCACCAAACGCAGGAACTGTAACTGAAAAATCTACTAAAGAAACTGAAGGTCTTTGACCTGGTAACTTTAATCCATAAGTTCTTGCAATGTTATATATAGACGACCTTTGTTGAGCGTATTGTAATACCGTTTCTTGAACACTTCGGTCAATGTTATAGTGTAAGTTGTCTGCGATAGCAGCATTTAAATCAATAAACACAGAAAATATCGAAGCATCATTAAAATCCTGAATTAAGTCAGGATAATATGTTCTAGTGTAATTTAAGAGTTCAGTCCTGATTGACTGATAATCTCTAGTTGCGTACGATATTCTATTATTTGCCATTTATATTAAATATTGATAATTACAAAATCACTCTGTCCGTATGTTGACCCGTTGGTTGAGTAATCTAATCTTATTTTTGCAGTATATTCAGACGTACCTTTACCAGGAAATCTGTAAATTGATGATTCACTTGAACCTAAAATATTTTGTCCTGTTGCAATATCAACTTCCTCTTGAGCATCCGCAGGTGTGATACTCAAACTATTAACCAATAAGTTTGGCATAAATGTCTCAATCGCATCTCTAATGTCAGATTCGATAGCATTGAACGTCAAACCATCAAATGGTTCGAAAAGAAATTCATATAATCTCGTACCAAATTGAGGTAAGTAATACCTTGAACCTTTTCTTGTTAATAATAAATGTATCAAGTCGGCTTTAATTTCCTGAGACTCTAATTCTGTAAGTTCTAAATAATCACCACGTCTAGAATCCCTAAAGGGAAAATTTATACCATAAGTAATTCCATCTGCCATACTAATAAATATAATGCTATCTATTTTTCTTTAAATAGATTAAAAATGAAAAATCCCGATTGTGTCGGGATTTTCAAATTAGGAACTACATCCAAAACATTCAAAAGGACTATCTTCAGGTTTTGTAGTTAATTCAGTTATTTCAACTTTTGGAGTTTCAATTTTAACTTTAGGTTGTTGTATTTTTGATACGTCAACCGCTAAGTGTTTAGCTCCTGTTGAAATTGCTTTAGTTCTAACATAGTAACATAAGGTCTTCAATCCTTTTTCCCATGAGTGGAAATGTGATGAAGTAATCTTAGACAATGTTGGGTTAGCCATGTAGATATTCATTGATTGTGATTGGTCGATAAATGGTGCCCTATCCGCCGCCATGTTAATCAATTCTCTCTGTGAAATCTCCCAAATTGTTTTGTACTTACTAATCAAGTGTTCAATACGTTTAACTTTCTTAGTGTAGTTTTTGTCTTCAGTATCCAAGTAATTGTTGAAGTTAATGTTTTGAACTGACCCTTCGTTTAGGATGATTTCATTTTTTAAGTCTTCACACCAAATACCCATTTTCTCAAAGTCGTTAATTAGGTACTTGTTTACAATCATGATTTCACCACCAACAACTCGTCTGTTAAAGATTGCCGAGTGAGCTGGTTCTGTCATTTCATATGAACCTGTAATCTTAGCTGAAGATGCAACAGGCATCTGAGCCGTGAATAATGAGTTACATACTCCATGGTTAGATACTTCTAACTTAAGACTGTCCCAATCCCATAAACCACCTAATCCTTCATAATCTAATCCCCACATATCAAATTGGAATATACCTTTTGACATTGGTGAACCTTCAAAGTGAGCGTAAGGTTTGTATTCACCTGTTTTACATAACTCCATACTTTCAGTGATAGCTGCGAAGTAGATTGTTTCAAAAATCATCTTGTTTAATTTCTTAGCCTCTTCAGATGTGAAGATGTAATCCATTAAATAGAATACGTCTGCCAATCCTTGAGTACCAATTGCAATTGCTCTTTGGTCCAATCCACCTTTTCTACCCTTTTCAGTTGAGTAACTATTGATGTCAATAACTTTGTTAAGAGCTCTAACAACTTTTCTTACCTCATTATAAAGTAAGTCAAAATTAAACTCACCCTTATTAATGAAGTTCTTTAATACCATTGAAGATAATGTACAGATTGCTGTAGTCTCCTCGTCAGTGTATTGGTAAATCTCATTACAAAGGTTTGATTGTTTAATCACACCAATGTTTTGGTGGTTTGTTTTCTTGTTAGCATTGTCTTTAGAACATAAGTAAGGAACACCAGTTTCAACTTGTGATTCAATAATCTTAGTCCAAACATCTTGAGCTTTAACTTTTTTACCGAGACCTAAATAAACCGCTTTATTGTAGTTTGCCTCGTATTCATCCCCATAACATTCTTGAAGTGGTTTAATGCCCGCCTTAACAATATCATTAGGACAGAACAAATACCAATCAGAACTTTCCTTAACCGCTTTCATAAAGTTGTCAGGAATCCAAAGAGCCGTAAACAAATCTCTCGCTCTCAATTCTTCAGCACCTGTGTTCTTTTTAATATCCAATAGGTCCATAACATCTTTATGCCATGGTTCGATGTAGATAGCCGCACTACCAGGTCGTCTTCCTTGTTGGTTAAAGAATCTCAATGACTCATTAACAATTTTCAAATACTTCAACAATCCACCCGCAAATCCACCTGATGAATTGATACGACTTTCTTTACTTCTGATGTTAGACATTGATAAACCAATACCTGCAGCATCTGAAGAATATGTTGAAATATCATTCAAGGTATGTAACAAACCATTACGTGAATCCGCATTGTTGTAGTGTAACACACAAGATGCTAACTGAGGAACTTTGGTTCCTGAGTTGATGATGATTGGTGTTGCTGGTGAAATAAGTTGGTTAGACAATGAGTGGTAATACTCAACTGCTTGTTCAAATGATTTTGTAACCCACAATGCAACTCTCATATACATGTGTTGTGGTCTTTCAATTACTTTACCTTGAGGTGTCTTCAACAAATACATCTCTTGTAATGAACGCCAAGCGAAGTAATCAAAGTTATAATCGTTCTCGTGATTGATTACCGCGTCGATTTTATCGTGACCGTACTCATTCATGATTTCAATTAACTTATCATTGATTACACCTGTCGAATGTAATTCCATAATAGTCTCACAAAAACTATCATTGGTTTCTTTGTGGTAAGAAGAAATTGCAACTGAAGATGCAAGTCTTGAATAGTCGTGGTGACTACCAGTGTACGCCGCAGCGATTTCATAAACCAACTTATCTAACTCTTTAGTTGTGATAAGTCCTTCAGTTGGTACTGACGTAATAACCTTGATGAATATTTCATCAGAGTTTACGTTCAATCCTTTAGCAGCACGTTTAACTCGATTATAGATTTTTTGAGGATTGAATGATACGTCCTCACCATTTCTTTTTTTAATTTTTAATGACATCATATTGTTTTAGATTAGAAATCTTCCTCGAAGGAAATTGTTTCATTTAATTTAGCTTTTTGATACTCAACTGTTCTTGACTCAAAGAAGTTACCTTTAGTCTCAACAGCAATTTGTTCCATGAATTTGAATGGTTGTTCAACATTGAATTCTTTTTTACATCCAAATTTAACCAACAATCCATCAACAACAAACTCAAGATATTGTTTCATTAAGTTTGAGTTCATACCAATTAAAGATACAGGTAATGACTCAGTGATGAATTCTTTTTCGATTTCCAAAGCCGATAATAAA